TGCACTGCTGTTCCAGTGCTTCGGTCTCTTCGTCTGTATCTGGCTCGGGCTTGCCGATCATCGCCGCAAAAAGTTCTGCAACTTCAAAGTCGTGGATAGTCACTTTAGTCATTGCGTAGTCCTCCAGATAAGTACAACAACAGGCAGGAGCCAGATCAGCTGCATAGCAACATCGGCCCATATAGAATGGTCAGCCACGACCGGCCTCCAACTCATCGCGAAGCCACTGGGCACAGGGCTGTCCCCGGAACGCAAGCCACTCGGCTACCTGTCGCACGGCACGGCGGGCTTCTGGCCTCCAGTTGACCGGATGGCCGTCCTGACCGATTGACCTGGCGACGGTTTCGACCAGCCCCCCGACAGGTGGAGGGCAAGCGGCGACGGGCCCTGAAGCGTGGATTCCGTACCGCTTCATCACCGGGCGGATGATCGCCAGGGCGTCGGCGCAGCGGCGCTCACCCCATTCCGAGGAGCTCGGGCCGTGACCTGGTTCTGGCTCGCGTTCGGCGATGTCCGCCAGCGCGCACTCCGCCGCCCCCAGCGCATCAGACAAACTTCTAATCTGGCAATCGTTAGAAGTTGGCTTGAAGTTAGCCGTCTGCTCCGCCAAAGCGCAGTAGCTGGTGCCCTCGTCGCTGCTGCGGATGTGTGGGCAGCGGGCGGCTGCTGCACCGTGCTCGCGGCCCAGGTTGTAGACGACCCGGAGGCGGTCACCTATGTCGCTACGCATGTGCCGGTCCCAGGCCATGATCAGCTCGTGATCCGGGGCAACCGGGGCGGCCTCGGGGGTAGGGGCCGTTTTGCTGGCGTCAGCAAAATAGTCGGCGGCCAGCTCGGCGGCGATGGCAAGGATCTCGAATCGGATCTCATTGTTCTTGCGACTTCCGCCTGCCGGAACCACCTGATCCGCAACAGCGCGGAGGGCGACGGAGACTTCATCTTTGGCCAGAGGCCAGGCCATGCCCCGAACACGCTCATCAGGGCAGAGCGCAAGCACGGCATCTTTCACCGCCTGCGCGGCGGAGGAGAGGTCAACCGCGGCGGTATCCCCTGAACTTCTAATCTGGCGATCGTTAGAAGTTGGCTTGACGGTAGCGGCTTGCTCCGCCAAGGCGCAGTAACTGGTGCCCTCGTCGCTGCCGCGGATGTGCGGGCAGTGGGCGGCTGCTGCGCCGTGCTCGCGGCCCAGGTTGTAGACGTCGCGGAGGCTGACAATCGCGTCTGACTTGAAGCGCCAAATCTTCCGCAGCTCCTCATCCGGGGCGACCGGGGCTGTTTCGGGGTCGGCCTGCTGCATTGGCTCCCGGATCGCCCGGCGCAGGGTGTCGAGGATCTCGGGCAACAGGTGCATCTGCTCCAGGGTGTCCACCATGCCCAGGGCAATGGTGTGAAGCGTCTGGGGCCCTTCGTCGTCCTTGGCGTCCTGCTCGATCAGGCGGTCGAGCTTGTCCTTGTGCCCCTGCTGCTTCGTCCCCAGTGCCTCATTGATCTGCTCCGGTGTGGCGGCATCGATCGCGGCCATGCAGGCGCGGAACCGGCGGTCGTTCTCCTCTTCGGAGACACGTTCTGGCTGCTGCAGCTGCGGCGCCACCAGTGACGCGGCGGTGCGAGCTTCCAGGGCCTCCAGCCGTTGCACCACCGCCAGCAGGATCTGTGCCTGGGTTTCGCCGCTGGCAGCGGCGTGGCGAAGCCAGGCGACGGCCTCGGGGGGCAAGGTGGGATTGCTCAACTGCCACGAGCGGCCCTCCTCGCAGGTGGCCCCGCAAACCGAGTCTCCACAAGAGAAATTGGATGGTACGCGACAATCATCAAGATTGGACACGAATCTCAGGCCCCCGCATGAAGAAGTTTGAGGCGCTCTTCTTGAAGAGACTCAAGAATTAACGCAAGCTCCGTGAAAACGAGCTCGGAGGGGATGTCACCAAGCTTGACACGAAGCAGCAGTACGTCAGCCTTGGCTTTGACTGTTGAGCGGAACTCCTCCTCGATTCTCCTGTGCTGATCACGAGGACTGGGATTGGTGCGGCGCCATTCCTCGTCCTCCTGCCATGTGGGGTAAGGATAATGAAAACGCCATGCTTCAACAACGCTTTCAATAGCCCTGGTCAGCTCACGGGAAACCGTTTCGACTTGACGTGCAGTGGGTTGCTTGCTCATGAGAGGTGCAGAAATTGCGTTTGAAATGAGATGGTTTCAGACCCTGGCTACGACGACGCTTTCCGGTTGGTCCTGGTACTTGCCGCGGCGATCCTCGTAGGTCGTCTCGCAGGGGTCTCCCTCGAAGAACAGGGCTTGGACAACGCCTTCATTGACGTAGATGCGGCAGTCGGCCCCGGAGGCGTTGCTGAACTCGAGGGTCAGGTGACCCGACCAGCCGGCTTCCCCGGGGGTGAGGTTGGCGATGACCCCGAGGCGGGCGTAGGTGCTCTTGCCGATGAACAGGCAGGTGATATTGACGGGAATCTTGAGTCGCTCAAGAGCGACCCCAAGCCCGTAACTGTGGCCCGGCAGGATGAAGAAGTCACCGTCTTCGTCACTGTGCATTGGTGCCGGCTCGAGGTTGGCGGGGTTGAACCGCTTGGGGTTCATGACCGTGCCCGGCACATGGCGGAAGATGAGGAACTCCTTGGGACTCAAGCGCAGGTCGTAGCCATAGGAACTGCAGCCGTAGGAGAGGACGCGACGCGACATCGGGCCATACGGCTCCAGTCCGCCAAGACTCACCTCGAACTTCCGCACCAGTTCCGGCACGAACGGTTCGATCATGCCGTCGGCTGCTTGCTCGCGAATCCAGCGATCGTTCTTCAACATGGTGGAGTCTCGCCTGGGGTGGCGGGGAAGAGGAATGGGTAACCCTTGGGCGGCGCGAAAGACCCGCCGTGGCGGACCAGCTGTTGTGACTTGGGCAGCAAGGTCAGTTGACTCAAGGGCCAGGCCTCGGCACGACCGGTGGAGCAGCCCTCCGGGATGACGTCGACCATGTCGCGACCGACCGGAAGGTCATGGGTGACCAGCCCGATCCGCTGCTGCCCTTGGGGTGGGGTTCGCCGGACGCGTACGCCGCAGACGATGTCCTTGGGGCGTGCCCGCCGCTCAGTCATGGATCTCCCCAACGCCGTCGCAGAGAGAGCCGCGCAGCGGACCGAAGACCGCGGCAATCGAGAGACTGCGCATCTGGACGCCCATGCAGGAGGCCTCCCAGCGAACGACACTGTTGACCTCGGCCAGACGCTTGGGGATGGCCAGCTCCGGGGTGTAGACGGCCTTGATGCCGCAATCCAGGAGCTGGCGGAAGTCGACCTTCGAGGAGATCAGCGGCCAGTGGTAGCAGTGCGCCTCCCGGAGGCTGACGCCGTTACGCGCCGCCTGGACGACCAGCTCCGCCAGGGCGGTTCGCGTGTCCTGGCCGCTGGCCAGCATCAGCAGCCGTGGCTGCTGCGACCCCTCGCAGCGCACGGCCACGGCGCCACTGGCGTCACGACTGGAGGCCACAGGAGCGCCGGATGCGAGCCAGGCCAGCCTCATCCAGGTGGAGTGGTTACCCGGGGGTGGGGCCACCGGAGCAGTGGCCGCTTCTGGTGCGGAGTCGTCCATCGTCAAGCCGGCTCCTTGGGTGGTTCCTGTGAGCGGCAGGGAGCATCGAAACCGCGGTGGGCCCACGTAGCGGCGTCCGGCCTGATGTGGAGCTTGGCGAGCTCCTCCCAGGACTGCGCCAGGAGGTCGTGGATGGTGCCGTCGTTGCGAATGTGGGCAGTGAAGCGCCGATAGCCGTTCAGGCCGCCCTCCGAGGCGTGCAGGGGCGCCAGGAGCCTCCAGGGAAGCAGGCGCCCGGGGTGACGGATCAATTGGAGGGGGGAGAAGCGCTGGCGCAGGTCTCGAAGGCTGTCCTCGCGGCTGCGGGGACGCTCGACTAGCCAGTTGAAGCCGCCCATCTTGCGGATGAGCTCGGCCTCGTTACGGAAGCGGACGTCGTCGACAACGATGCGGCAGGGACGCGACTCACGCCAGGCGCGCTTGCGCTGGATGTCGATCTGCCGGAGCCAGAGGTCCAGCCAGAGATTGGGCCGTATCTGACGGCGTCCCCACTCGGTGCCAAGCGTCTGCAGCAGATGACGACCGGTGACACCGATGCCCGGGATCTCGCTGTGCTTGTCGCAGTAGAGGAAGCGGCGGGCATCAAGCTCGGTGAGACCGGCCTCGAGGAGTACCGCTGTCCCGACGCGCTTGAGGGGTCCGGCGAAGGGGATGTGAACGAAGCCGGCCTTGTGGACCAGGGAGTTGGCCACGGTGCTCTTGCCGGAGCCGGCGCGGGATGCCGCGATGCCGATCAGGGTGAATTGGTACACGATCAGCCCTCCACGTCGGCGCCGGACCCGATGGCTTCGTCCTGCTCAAGGAACTGGGGCTTCCAGCCGGACTGCCAGATGCTGCGGGCCCGGCTGAAAAGGGCTGGGACGGTCAGGGACCAGCGCTGCAGGGTCTGCTGCAGCTGCGGGAAGAGGTCAGTGGAGAGCCGGGAGTCGCGGTAGCGAATGACCAGGCGTGCGGCCTGAACGACGTGGAAGTCGGAGGGGTCGTCAACGCGCTGCAGGGCCTGGATGGCTTCCCGATCGATGCGGTCCATCGGGTGAGTGCCAGCCGGCGTCGCAGGCGCAGCCCAGGGGGAGGGCATGGGGACTTGCGAGGCGAGGACGGCCAGATCGTACCGGTGAGTGCAAGCCCTGTCTTGCGGTTGACCGGCTGAAAATCGGACCTCGTTGCTCGCCGCCTAGGAACAGGGATGGTGGCACGGATGGTGGTACAGCTGAGATCAACTGCGGCGCAACGGGTTTCGGCGAAGTTTTCGGGGTGATTTTTGCTGTACCACCATACGTCCCCAATCTTTTACAGGGAGGGTTTTTCCTTCTGGGTTTTCACCCAGATCGCAGTCAGAGCCTAGCGAGTGAAGAGCGGGTCGTCACTGAGGTCGCGTAGAGGGGAGGGGATGGTGGTACGGGATGGTGGTACAGGAGGGAGGAGGGGCTTCATGCCGCTCCAGAAAGTAAGTAGGGATGAATGGTGGCACACCCCGGTACAGCAGTGAAAACCCAGTCACTGCAAAGCGAGTGACCCCGGCACGGGGGTGGCACACCCGCTGCAAAGTCGCGGCATTCCAGGCGGGATTCCCATGAGTCCAGGGATTCGCGGAGCGCGTCTCACGATTCCTGCTGCCTGAGTGCCGGTCAAACGCCGCCAAACTCACCAGAAGTCTCTTGAGTCTCAGTGGTGTTCGCCGTGGACCGCAGGCCTTGGCCATGTCGATACCGTGGGATTGATCCATGTCTCACACGGTGCCCGCCATGTCCGAACCCCTGGCGCTGTCCATGGGACAGCAGTTCGAGGTCGAACGGATGGGGCGGGCGATCGACGCGACGCAGGACATCGAGGCCCTGCGCGAGCTGACCAAGCAGGTGGTGCGTGCCTGGTTCTGCCAGAAGGCGGCCACGCTGTGGGTCATCCGGCAGCAAACAACCCCCGCCGAGGCCCTGGTGACAGAGCTCAGCGAGGGTGAGTTGCTCGGTTTTGGTGACGACGGTGTGGACCTGGCCGGCACCCTTGGTTGACTCAGTAGCGCCTGCTGCGGTCGTCCTGCCAGTCCATCAGGAGGCCAGGGCCTTCGGACTGGGACGGAGGCTTGATGAGCTGCCAGAAGCGAATTGCTGGGCCATTGTTGACGCGGCGCCGCTTAGATTCATACCCCAGTTTCCGCAATTCGTCGGTGAGACCCATGCTCGAGGCGCTGCCAGCGTCAAGGGGTATGTCAAGCCATCGGAAAATGTCATTCATGACATAAGCAGGACGCCCTTCGTACAGGAATGAAATGTTCCTGGATAGCACATCGCGAAGGGCGCCAGAGAGCGGGGTGTCAACCCGGAATCCATCCAGGTAGTCCTCGGCGTAGCTGGTTTCACTGGAAGAGAACTCGTATGGAATATCGTCCGCGTAGGCCCGTTGGGCGGTTGCCCAGATTCGGCGGTGGTCTTGTTTGACCCGATCGAGGTCGATGATTCGCGCCTGGGGGTCCTCCCGGCTGGGAACCTTCCCAAGCACGGTGATCACCATGAAGCGGCGGTTGCCTGTCGGGTCGACCAGAAACGTGTTGTTGTTCGTGCAGCCAGCAAGCACGAAAGCTCTTGGGAAGGAGCGCTCGTTCTCGTAGAGGCGCCTGGAGCGATCAACGGAGACAGTGACCAGGTTCTTGAACTCCTCTGTGTAGCGCCTGCGGAAGAAGCGATCGACCTCATCGAGGTTGACGATCCAGCCAGCGTGCAGGACGTGTGGGCGCTCCTTGAGGTAGCTGATCCCCTGCTGAATCGTTGGGCACCAGGTGTATGCCTTTGAGACTGGATCCTTGGGGGTCAGGTACTGGAAGAAGTTGGTCTTGCCAACGTTCTGCGGGCCCACCAGGATCGGCATCCAGCCCAGCGCGCAGCCAGGGTTCCTGGCTCGGGCCACCGCGGCGATCAGGAAGCGGCTGAGGACAACGTCCGCCAGTAGGCGGCCATCGGGCAGGCGGGGGTTGTCCGGCCCCTCCTCGGGGAGTCCGAGCAGGGTGGAGGCGAGGCTGTCGAAGTAGTCGATCGGCTCCTCGTCCTTGCAGCTGTCCAGGAAGTCGAGAACCGGGCTGTAGCTGTTCTCGTAGGCGATCATCTGGATGACGTCCTGGACCTGCTGCTTGGGGAGGACGCGGCTTTCGCCCCTGGAGATATGCAGGTAGGCCCTGTCGGCGTCGTCCACCAGGGCGGGCTTGTTGCGGGGACCGGACTCGATGGAGAGGTTGAGCCGGTTGAATCGCAGTCCTGGGTAGCGGGCCTTGACCTTGCCCTCGATCAGGGCGACATCGTCAGTCCCCTGCCCCTTGTCGTTCTTGCTGCCCTTGCTCGCCTTTCGCGCCGGCTTGCTGGGTTCGGGTGTCTTGGGCTGTCCTGAGCTGGGCAGCAGGGGTTCGTCGGGTTGGCCGAGGAACTCGGGATCACTCTCATCGGGATCCTGCGCGGGAGTCTGCAGGGGCGGTTCGGGCGGCAGGGTGCACCCGGAGTCCGGTTCCGTCCCGGCGTCGGGGGTCGGTGGAGGCGCCTGCGCGATCAGGTCGAACATCGACTGCGTCTTGAGGGCCCCGGGCTTCGGCGCCCCATAGGCGGGGTCGTCATACCCCAGAAAGTCCTCGTGGGAGTAGCCAGGGGGTCGGCGTGAGCCGCCGTCGGAGGTGCGCACCTCGTCCGGGAGCGAGTCGCGCCAGTCCGGATCCTGCTCAGAGGCGAGGAAGAAGAGTGTGCCCAGGGAGGAGCGGCCGGAGAAACCGCGGAAGAAGCGCTCGCTGGCCTGCTTGCGGTTCTTGCCGCTGCCGTGGTGACCCCGGATAGCCCAGTCGCACCAGGCGGGGAAGAGAAGGTCGCCGGCGGAGGCTGCGGCCGCGGTGATCCGGATGAAGCGATCCCGCTCCCCGTCAGCGGTGGGCGGCAGGACGCTGGCCAGGACATGGATGGCCCGCTCGATCGAGGCGGGATCGCACTCACTGGAGCGCTCCTCGTAGCGGGCCTTGTTGCGCAGCCATTCCCGCCGGGCCTCCTCAATGAAGGAGGCCGGCAGGTGGGTGTCTTCGGTGCTGAGCCAGTGCTCGCAGCGGCTGTTGCCGTAGAAGATGCGGCAGGGGTCGCTGCAGCTCTTGTCGCCGCCCAGGGCCCGGATCAAGGCGGTGACGATCGCCTTGTACAACTCCGGGTCGCTGATCCGCTCAGGGAGGCGGAACAGGACCCGGAAGCGGTGCTGGCCTGGCTTGGGGCGATGGCTGCTGCTCGTATAGATCAGGCAGGCGTGGGACGCGAGGGCGTGGGAGCGGAAGCCATCCAGGTCAAGGCCGTGGTCGATGTCGACGACGGCCAGATCCGCGTGGAGGAAGGCAGCACTACTGCGATGGGAGTCGCGCATCGCCGCGGGGATGAAGGCATGCCCTCGGCAGATCGCATCCCGTAGCCCGGAGATACCGGCCTCGCCCGATTGCCAGTTGTCGGCGTAGTCTTCCTGCCAAACCGGTGGCTTGTCGTGGATGCGGGTGTTAATGGAAATGGCAAGGAGACGTGCGGCCATCAGGCAACTTTCCTGAGATTGGTGGAAACGAGGGCTTGTTCGGGTGGCAGTCCGACTCGGAGGCGGTAGCGCAGGGTGGGTTCCGGAATGCCGAGGTGCTCGGCCCAACCGCGGATCGTGAGAGACCGGCCGTCGTGGCTGATCAGGGCAGGCGTGTTGCCTTTGATTCCAGTGGCCCGGGGGACCCAGCGGAAGTTGCTTGGCCCCAGGGGCAGGTCGGGGTCGACTGGCTTGATGGAGTGGTTGCTGGGCCTGGGGGCGACGTCTGCGTGGAAGGCGTCAAAGCATTCGACCCATGACTCGGCAACTGGACAGGGCCCCTGGCGGGAGCGGCGCACCCAGGCGAGGTACCTGGAGCAGAGCCTGGACCAGAGGCGGTACAGGGAGCTCAGCTCTGGATCGGCGGATTTACGGGACGGACGGAGTTCAGAGGGTCGCCGGATGCGGCGAATGGTCCTGGTCGTCATGCGCTTTGCATGCTGTGGCGTGCGGCACTGTGCCGAAGGAGGGGAGGATCTGCCAGCCTTGAAAGCTAAACAAAGTCTAAAGATGCGGTGAAGTGATGTGAATTGCTGTTGTCTGCAGCGATTGCGCATCGACAGAGTGCAAGACATGGCAACCAGTCCCGGTCGTACGGGTACAATCAACCTCCACTTAAGGTGCAGCCATGTCAGACATGACGCCTCCTCCGATGTTGAGCCCTATGCAACGCACGCATAACGACGTGCAGGTAGCACGGTTTATACAGGCACTCCGGCAGGCCATGGTTCGCAACCGGCTGAGCGAGAGAAGGCTAGCGGCGGAGCTGGGGCTCACCATCGGCACAACCCAGAAGTATTTTCGCCAACGGGTACACCCCCTCAGGGTGGCGACGAGTGTCAGCCGAGAACTCGCTCGTCTCCTGGGCGTGACGGTGGACGCCCTGCTGGTCTTTTACGAAACCGGGGAGTTTCGTAATGAGCTGACCTTCGAGGAGGTTGCCTCCTGGCTGCGCTCCGATGCTGGTGCTCGACATCTGGCTCCCGTCCTGGAAGCCATGAGTGACCTGGGCCGACGGCTTGCCACGGGTGGAAAGGGGGACGGAAGCGAGCCGCCTCACCTGCCGCGCTACGACTGGCCGATGCAGGAGCTTGAGGAAGCCAAGGTCTCACGAGCTCTGCGCGAACGCATGGGACTTGGTGACGAGGCTCTTGAGCGGCTAGCAACCACCGGCGAGTTCGACGACGACCTCGTGGAGGCGTTCAGTGTGGCAGTCAACCTCGAGGAGGAGGCGGTACGGCAGGCGTTCCTGACGCGAACGCCTGTGACGGCGTGACCTGCAAGCCAGTGGACGCATCGAGTGATAGGGTTTGCAGAGGGTGAGTCGCACCCATTGAGAGGACTGATCGAGCGGGCCCCTGAGAAAGGTCCGCTTTTTCTTTGCCTTGAAACGGCTTGGTTAGATTGGTCTGACACGTTGTGAGCCTGATCAGCGGATGTCACTTGCGCGCATGGCCGGCACAGCCCTCGCGGTAGGGGGCCTCGGAGCGGGGGGCGCCATCGCCGCCGATGCCCTGGCGCACGATCCGATGGACCGGATCGCACAGCAATACAAGGACTTCAGAGGCGCGTACCAGGGTGCCGACGAGCTGGCACAGAAGGTCTATGTCGGCGTCTTCGGGCAAGGGGAGACCAGCCTGAAGGATCGGATCATGGCCGCCGGCATTCTCTCCGGCGAACTCCCGCCCGGCGCGGCCGAGGAGGCCAAGAAGATGGCGGACACCCCGGCCGGCAAAAAGGGCATCGACCTGGCCGCCAAGGTGATGATGAATCGCCCGGAGCTAGGCCCTCCTGCTGCCAAGTTGGCTGAGCGTGAAATCAGCCTGACCGCCCAGACGAAGACGAGCGGCCTGACCTCCGAGCAGGTGACTCAGGCCGCCGACCAGGGCGCAGGCGTGTCCCCCCTTCCGGCGATGCTCGGTGGCGCTGGCGTTGGATCAGGTGCTGCGATCGTGGCCTCACTGCTGAACCGTCGCGCTGCTGCAGGCGCCTGAGAATGCGGGGCTCGTATCAGCTGACTCTGCCATTGCGCTCCAGGGGCACCGGTGGGCGCTGGGTGAGCCCCTATCGAGTGAGCAATCCTCTGACGCCAGAGGAGCTCGCCGCCGCCAGGGAAGGCAGTGTTGGAGCGGCGAGGGAGGCCGCCGCCGCGGCGGCTGCGCGTGGCGAGTTTCCTAGGATTGCCGTGTCGCCTGGCCAGCTGGAGCTGGATTTCTCGGGCGTGTCCACCGGAACGCAGCTAGGCCCGCCGATGACCACAGGCACTCCAATGGCAGGCAGCAAGCTGATCAGCTTCCTGCTCACTGACCCCTTGGGCGAAGAGATCCTCGAGGGGACGATGGGAGGAGTTCTGGCTGGTGCCTCGCAGCTTGGGAGTGATCAGCCACTGGGGCAGACGGCCCTGGAAACGGCCACGGCGATTGCCGGCGGCATCGGGATGGGCATGCTCGGCCGCAGGGTTGGCGCCAGGGTGGGCCAGATGGTCCACGAAGGCCCGCTTCGGAACCAGGAGGGAATGCTGGCAATGCTGGGGCGTACCCTCGGCTCGGAGACGACAGCCGAGGGTCTGAAGCATCAGGGCCAGATGATGAAGCAGGCCGTACAGGAAAGCCTGATCAATGAGACCTCGGCGCGCATGGCTCGCGAGGCCGCAGAGAACCCCGCTGGCTTTGCTGAGCGGTACGGCCTGACGGCCGAGACGTTTGCCCGGGTAGCGCCGCAGGTCAAGGTGGGCAGGACAGATGCCGCCGCCCTGCGAGGAATCGAGGCGTTACCGCCTGAGCAGCGGCAGAAGATCCTCGATGCCCTGCTGAAGGAGTACGAGCAGGTTGAGCAGGTGATAGCCAAGGAAGCAGCAGGCTCAATCGACGACGCCATCAACAAGGCGGCCGATAGTTACAAGGACAGCGACGAGCGCCTGCCTGGCGCCGATCGCTCGGTTGGTGAGACGCTGCGATCCTTTCTGGATCCAGCGCCTGCTGTGACCGGCCAGAACGTTGGCCGGGCTGTAGGCCGGTTCATTGGTGACGAAGTGGGAATCCTGGGCGGCCTGGCTACTGGCTCCCTGCTGGCCCAGCAGCTCGGGATAGAGAGTCCCAAGGACCGGCGCATTCGCGAACTTGAGGCGCAGCTTCAGCAAAGCGGCAGGAGCTGAAGAGCAGGCTAATGGCAATAGGAACTGGTGGACCGCGCAGGCGGATGGCAGGGGAAGGGGAAGACCCCGAGATGAAGCATCTGCTGAGGCATGCCTTGATGGGGACCATCGGGCTACCGGTTGTCGTGGGTGCGCTTGACGCGGTCACTGGTCCGACAACGGCAAGCAATTCAGGTGAAGTTCCCGCAAACCTTCTCTACTCAATGATTGCTCCGGCAGCAATGGCGGCAGCCGCCGGCGGGCTTGCGTCTGTTTCCCCTGAGGCTGGACTAGCGGCCAGATCGCTGCCAATCGAAGTGGAGCGCCTGCTGTTGGCTCATAAAGCCAGGAGTAGTCAGATCGACAAGTTGAGCGACATCCAAGCCCTTGTCAACGAGAGGGTGGCATTAGACGAACAGGAGCAGGAGGTTGATCGCCTAATTCGGGACTACATCCATGAAAGGCGCAAGGCCGGCGATGGGCGTTACACGGTTGATCAAGAGGGCGTTCAGCGGGTGCGCCGGGCCGGGCGTAACACCCTGGGCGCAGGAGCACTGATTGCTGGGCTGATGGGGGCTGGCTACGCCATGAACCAGATGGCCGACCCAAGGAATTAGGAGCCAAGGGGAACACCAATGACAACAGGAATAGGCGGACCGCGTAGGCGGATGGCAGGCGAAGGGGAGGACCCCGATGAGAAAGGAGTTGATTCCAGGAGATTCGCTGGTGACGCGCTCAATAAGATCGTCAGAGCAGAAAGGCGTGACAGATCTTCAGGCGGGAAGCGTGTCCGGCCCGATCCGGAATGGGATGCGGGACCCACTGAGAATCGGATGGCCGAGGAAGCCGCCAGAAACAATGTTTGGAAGGCAGTTAGTGGAAATCGGATCATGAGACTAAATGAAATGCAAGTGATTGGAGATTCAACCTTGCCAGGACTTTATGATGGTGCAGTTCACGCGTACAGACGTGCGATTGTCGACAGGGCACTAGAGCTTGAACTGAAGGAAAAAAAGCCACCCCTGGTCGCTCTCGCCCAGGCGATGCGCGAGGTTTCTCCGTCCGCCTATACGGGAGGGCTTCCGCCTGGGATTTCCTTCTTGAGGCAATACGCCGAAACTTCAAGAGACCCCAGGATACGCCGCTATATGGATCTACCTGAAAACGGTGATGACGAATGGGGAGTGTTAATGTCGCCGGTTGAGGCAATCCAGGAACGCAACAGGCAAAGCCTATTCAGGGGCCCTTCCGCCTACGCGGACGGTGAAGACGATTTGTTCTGAGGCGATCGGCATGAGGTCAAGGGGTGTTAGTTGGGTCGGCAGCTACCGACCGCTTCCCAGGCCTTGCAACGAGAGCTGAGACAGAGGTTTGGGATCCTCTAGCACGCTTGCCTAGGCTTACACCTGTGCTGCACGGGTGGACATGGCGCGGATCGAAGGCGTCCCAATGTATTACCGGATGCCAGTAGCCGCCCTCCGGCCGGACCTGCTGCAGCGGTTTCCACGGGGCGCGAGCACGCTGGAGCTGATTCAGCAGGGGCTGAGGACAGCGACGACTCGCCGGCCATTCGCCAGTGCAGGCGACGTGATCACGTTCCAGGGGGACTCAAACCCCTACGAGGTCGTCACTGTGGCGAGGCCTGACCTGGCGAGCCCGGCAGGTAGGCAGGCGTGGGAGCAGCACGAGGGATGGAATCTGAACTACGTCGACGCCAATCCCTCGCTGCGCGCCCAGGTCTACAACCCAAGGGCCGTGCAAACAGTCTTTCGCCCCTTGATCCAGCGGTCCACAGAGGATGCAAGCCGCATGGCTGGCCAGGCGCTGATCGCGTCCACTGCTGCTCCCAGCGGCCCGATCTGGGCCTTCGGGGGTGCCCGGGCAACGCCGCCCGATGTGCTGGATCTGATTTCCCTGATCGGTCAGAAGCACGCTGCTGGCGGCGGACGGATCGCCCACGGCGGGGCCCCTGGAGCTGATCGGGCTGCAACGCGACTGGTCGACGACCCTGAGGCGATGGCGATCTTCCTCACAGGGGCGAGCGATCTAAGAGGTCCTGATCCCGTGTACGCCGGTCGAAGGGTCTTCAACAGCAGGCAGTATCCGAGCTGGCAGGAGGCGCATCGAATCGCTAGGGAATACGAGGACCCGTACAGGCCGGGCGGTCGCGATTACAACGCCCGGAACGTGATGGTGCTGCTTGGTCCGAAACTCGAGGCGCCACGGAAGCGCCTAGTGGTCTGGACGCCAGGAGGGCAGGACGTGGGCGGCACGGGGCACGCGATCCGCGTCGCTGGAGGGTACGGGATCCCTGTTTACAACCTGGCCGATCGGGCCGTCAGGGCCGGCGCTGAACGCTGGCTGCAGGGGTGAGCGCCTGCTACCAGGGGACTCGCTAGAGTCGCTCCAGTAGTAGACACAGGGCATGCCAGGACGTGAAGAGGCGCTGAACCGTGCGCGTGGGTATTTCGCTTCTGTTAACGCAGGCCCCGGTGAGCGGGTAAGAAACGTAAAAGAAATGCGTGATAGGTTTATAGGCAAATGGTTCCCAAACGGGGATGAGTATACGTCACCGGAACTGAACATTCATGATGCCGCGCATCAGTTTGCAAGCGTGTCTCCAACACCAAGGGGTGAGGCTCAGCAGTTCTTTGTTGACGTCCAAGGTACAAATCTCCTTGCGGGGCAAACCGGCGCTACTGGTTTCGCTAACTCCCTGGATCATCGACGCAATGGACGCATCGCCAGCGAAATAGAGCTTGATGGCATCACTGAAGACCTAAGGCAGAGATACAACTATACCCAAAGTGATCAGACGCGTCATCTAGTCGAGAAGGATGGTCAACCGGTTGAAACGCTTTCAGATAAAGGATGGCGTGACGCCTGGAACAAATCCAGTAGCATGGATGAAGTTAATTCGCCAAAGCGGACGTACCGCCCACCAATAAGCAGGGAAGAGGTGGAAGAGCTTCGCAGGCGTGGTAGACAGTTTTACGGCCAGGTGGCCGATTCATGGCGTGGCCAGACGGATTTACTGGGTGTTGATACGACGGAGAGGGTCGTCCCGGCTGTTGGCACATTGAATGTAAGCCCGGTTGCAGCGGCTATTCACGACAATAGCGATGCTATTCAGATTCGGGGAGGCTACGACAAGCCTGGAGCGTTGCCGTTTGGGCCGGTGATGCAGCATGTTCAGTATCCGGAGCAGCGCGGAGTTGACGTGGCTGGCTACCGAAAGGAGGCTTCAAGGCGAGCCTTGGCGGACATGGGAAATACCTGGAATGCCGGCAGCGATGATGAAGGCTATAAAAGGCTGATTTTGCAAGGCAAGACAGACCTTGCAAGTGACTACTTAAAAAGCCGAAGAGAAGGGGAGTTTCTTGGAGCGGCTAGCAAAGCAACCGATGTCTATGGCACGCCAGATGGTGGACCGATGTTATACGGTAGTCAAAAAGATCCAAAGAAGGATTTTAATATCAAGCCGGTCTATGAAACGGAGATCGATCGTTGGACTCGTGAATACCCGGAAGGCAAGCGTGCCCCACTGCTGACGATCCCCCGCAGCAAAGAGGCTGGGGAGATCCTGGCTGGCCTACACGAAAGGGACCGGGTAGCCGGAGCCATTGGACGTGGCTATCGCGCAGCGGGTAACGCACTATCTGCGCTGCCACTGGCGGATCCCGAGTTTCAGCAAGCGATTGACCAGCGTCAGGGCGTCAGGGCTGCTGCGATCACGGCAAGGAATGCGGGCGCCCAGGTAGTGGGCCAGTACGCCACGGGCGCCGCCGCTGGCCTGCTGCAGCGGACGGCTCCCGAGATTGCAACCAGGGTCCTCCCTGCTGCCTCCTTGATCGGCAATGTTGCAGGGGGTCTGACCTGGGCAACGATGGCCCCGGGTAGCACTCCCCAGCCACGGCAGGTCGGTTCGTATCGCGGCGCCCCTGTCTGGCAGCACGGTGATGGGACGATGGTCTCAGATCCTGGCCAGAGGCTTGGCGGCCCAACACGCGTTGGTCGGGCAAGACTGAACGGAAAGGAGGTCTTTGTGCCCTGGGGGTCTGCTGCCGGTACTGCCGTCGGACCGAAGACCGTTGGACGGCCCTGGTGGGACGGAGGTGCCCAACGGGCGGCATCCTCCCTACAGCGGCAGGCGGTGGAAGCACTCAGCCGCGGAGCTGCGGCAGCCTCAAGTGGATACCAAAGCACCTCAAGAACGGTCAATCATGCCCTCGGAATGCCTAATACTCCAACAGCCGGAAATGAGTTGCGTTACATCTTTGGGCAGCTCGGACAGGGCCGGTTGCCCTACCAGCGATAGCACCTAGAAGTAGCCAATGACTCCGCCAACAGGGAAGAGTGGTACGCCAACTCCACGAATAATGAGACAGCCGTAGTTGCTATTACCGCAACTACTGTTGAAAAGCTTTATGATATTAGACCCCCAACCGTACGCCATTAGAAGGACGATCGCCAGCACCGCTGGATAAAGACAGAGCAGGCCTGCTCGGATGAGGGGGTCGAGGCGTGAGGGAGAGGAAGGGATCCTGGGGGCTGGCATGAGAAGGACCTGGGCCTTGACGTGGACTGTCTAGCAGCCTGCATGCCGTGGCGCAAGCCTGGTCGTGGGTGGTATGACGTATCCGCACGCCAGGGGTAGCATGGTGCGCGGCCCGGTAGACGGGCCAGCGAGCGTTCCATGCCTCAGGCCAATGCTGCGCTTCCTGCGAGAGGTGGGCCAAGACGCCAAGCGGTGCCTTCAAGCGCTGGCTGTCGTCGAGGCCCTGCCGATGTTCATGGTCCAGACCCAACAACACATCACCGACATGTCCACCTTCAAGGAAATCGTCCTCAAGGGCATCGATTACCTGGCGGATCAGAACGCCGCCCTCAAGAGTGCGCTCGAAACGAGCGGCTCCAGCACTGCTGCACTCGAGGCGCAGCTCACTGCTGCCAAGCAAGAACTGGCCTCCTTCCTGGCCGCCGAAGCCGAGGAGGATGCCCAGCAGGCAGCCGCTGACACCGCCGAAGCTGCCGACCGCCAGGAGATCCTTGCTCGCCTAGGCAGCCTGATGCCGGCTGATGTCGCTCCTGAGGCTCCTGCCGAGGAGCCCGTGGCTGAGGCTCTCGAAGAGCCCGTGGCCGAGGCCACTGAGGAGCCCGTGGCCGAGGCTGTCGAGGAGCCAGTGGCTGAGGTCGCCGAGGAGCCCGTGGCCGAGGCTGCCGAGGAGCCAGTGGCTGAGGTCGCCGAAGGCTTCTGATCGCCTCCTGGCTCAGACCCGCTGCACCCAGGGATGCGCGTTCGTGCCTCCCGGGTGCTTTTTCATGGACGCTTGGCAGGTTGTTCAGGCTGCGACGAGCAGCTTCTTCCCTACGGTGGGCGCGATGACCGACAGGGGGAATGGCTCCCCTTCCAGGACCGCCTTGGCGTCGGCCTCCCTGGCGACGATGTTGTAATAGTCCGTGACACGCTGCAGCCACTTGTAGCGCCATGAGTGCAGCTCGTGCCCACGGAGCAGGAAGCTCTGGGTGGTCTCCGGGGTGGTGATCACCATCTGAGCCATGTCGATCGAGAGTCCCAGGGTCTCCTCGAGGGCGATGGCATAGGCGCCGAGCTGGAGGGCGCACTTCTGGAACTTCTTCCAACCCCCAAAGAACTCCCGATTGACACCGTCTTTGGGGTAGTAGCGGCAGTAGCGGCCAGTGCTGCTCTTGACGTCCGCCAGGGTCATGACGCCGCCACGGACGCCGACGATGTCCGGGCAGCCGCAGTAGCGGTGCTTGTGAGACCAGATGCGGCTGATGCCGTCTTCGCCGGTGCAGAACTGCCAGCTGGGGCGCAGTGGCTTCTCGGACCAGACGAAGTAGTCGTACTGATCCAGCCGTCTTGCCAGCCCCTCCCAGAAGGGTCTGTGCTCCGGTGGAACACTGACGGCCTTGCCGCGGATGTGATCCTCGCAGGCCTTGTGAATGATGGACCCTCGCTCTGCTGCTGCTTCCCTGGCGCCTGGGTTCTTGAGGTTCCACTGATGGAGGATTTGCTTGGCCTTCTCGCTGGCCGTCTTGCCGAGGATGGCAGTGACTGACGGGTAGGCGCGATCGGGCCGGTCGCCAGTTCGGTAATGGCGGACGCCATCAATCTCAAACCGAGTGAGTCGCTTCAACTGGCTGCCCCTTTCAACGAATGTAGCGGGGCTGACAAAGAGAAAGGCCAGTAGCGGTACCACTGGCCCGTTGATCAGACCCCTGCCACTGGTTCGTCGGGTGGCTTGATGTCGCCGCAGCTGGCCTCGAGGTAGTCGATGATGCCGCGATCCCCCTGGTACTTGTCGAGGACTCGGAGCAGCTGCTTGGCCATCACGGCAGCACCCTTGGTCATCTCGTCGAGGTAGTCGTCTCCCTTCGGGGTCGTGCCATCGATCCGGTCGCCCAGAATCGGGCCGAGGATCGAGGCGTAGACGAGGACCAGGGGGCTGACCTGGTAGGCCTGGAAGGAGGATCCACCAGAGGTGAAGCCCTCCAGCAGTCGTTCGACATTCACCAGAGAGGCAGCGATCTGCTGCTGAATCGCCGCCTGCTCAGCGGCCTGTGCGACCAGGCTTGCAAGGATCTCACGGATCCTGGCCAGCTCGGTCAGTTCCGTCGGCCTCGGAGGAGGCAGGAGGTTCTTCGGGGTCGAGGATGATGGTTCCATCGAAGCTCCGGCAGATGTGCAAGGCGGCGTGCTCCAGGGGCGTCAGTTGCCGCCAGGCCCGATTGATCGCGTCGCCGGATCCATCATGCCGCTCCAACAGGTTCCGCATCTCGGCTTTGGTGGACACACGCTGCAATGAGCGCAGGATCGTCGGGTCGGATGACGAGGACATAGGCAAGACCAAGGGGTCGGACACGTTCCACGGGCTTAAGGATCGGAAGAATCCGGTCCTCCTCGCTCAGTTGTTTGAGGGCGCCGCTGAGGCTGTCCCCGGAGCAGTGACAGGGCACGAAGAGGGCTTGCACAAAGGCTTTTGCCGCGTGCTTGCTCGGATGGATGATGGGCACAGCGAACGACGGAGCGTCGAGCTGCCGGGTCAGTAGCACCCGAAGGACCTCCTCGGAGGGATCAAGGGGAAGTGTTTGCCAGATCTGATCGATGTCGGAGCTTGTTTTCATGATTGGAGGCACGAATGAGCCCGGCAGTGCAACTGCTTGAGCGTACAGCGAGGCTGTTTACGGGGTGATGACTCAGGCAAAAGGCGGGCTAGTGCCCGCCAATGAGATCAACTGGTTTCCCTGCCGCTCAGTCCCATCCCGAGGTGACGAGGTCCGCTGACTCCTCTTCCGCTGCATCGCCTGCCAGCGGCAAGTCCTCGTCAGCGCCCAGGCTGTCACGGGTGGTGAGCGGTTCGGTTGGCCTTGATCCGCCTTGAGTGGGACGCCCCTCGAAGGGATCGCCGCCCTCAAAGAGGGCCGGGAGCCAGATCGATCCAGCAGTGGCCCGCCAGTGCTTGCTCTCGGCGGCGGTGGGAGCCTTGAGCACTGGGGTCACGGTGTACTTGGTGTCCGTGCCCATCCCCTTGCGGGCGATGGTGAGGTAGAAGTTGGCCATCTCGCCGTCAGCGATGGTGTAGTCCTCGATACCAAGGATGGCTTCGATGGCTTCACGAACCTTCTGCTGGCTGATGTCAAAGACCTGGTAGCCTTCGACCTCCTTGCGCTTGCAGACCCAGGCAAGGAAGAAGCTGGGCACGCCTTTCTCGGTGCCGCCAGACCTCTTGGCCTCGTAGGTCAGGCCGATGTCATCGAGGTAGTTCCTAGGGAAGAGCGGGAAGCGCCGTGGCCGTCCCTCCATGGTGAAATACTGGTATCCGGCGATGCAGTGCCCGCTGCTGGCGGTACCGCAAAGCCTGATAGTTGTTGATTGGCCGTCAGTAAGCTTTTTGAGTTGGAAGTATTTCGAGGGCGCATTGGGATCTTCTTCGTTGGCGGGAACGTAGTTGGTTGGCAGGACAGACATGGTTGTCGGGATTTGAAGAGCGAAGGAAAGAGAAAGGAGTTCAGGACCAGTTACTGGGACAGTCATCTGGCTGTCCGTTGAAGGCGTCCTGGTCATAGCCGACAGCAGTGGTGCCGGCCGCAGGGTTCAAGGCCCTGGCAGAGCGATGCACCTTGATCGCACGCGCCTTGATCTCACAGAAGGGGACGCCGCTGGCGTTGATCATCTGCGCGAGTGAGCCGGTGACCTCCAGGAGGCTGCCCTTCTCGATGGACTCAAGACGGTCCTTGTTGTAGCCGTAGGCGCGGACGCCGAACCAGTCGGTGACTTCGACCGGCTCATCCTGAGCAGGATCGCGGTAGTGGCGATTGGCGGCGATCGAGCGCTTGATGCTCTTGCCGGAGTCGGAGTCACGGGCCGCGCCGCCCAGATTCCCAACGACGACGATCTCGTTGAGGTACTGGTCAGAGTGGCCAGCGCAGATCACCGTGGCAGTCAGGATCGGGACGTTGCCGTCGGGGTCGAGGCAGATCTCCCCGGAAACGAGAAGACGGTCGCCTGGGTCCTTGTCCTTGAAGATGCCAGCGGCAGAGCTGCCGGCGTAGGTACGGACGACGATGTTGACGCTCGGCTCACCGCAGATGACTGCGACGGACTCGAGGTACTCCTTGCATTCGTGTGTTGCAGCGGACGGCTTGGCGCCCAGTGCGATGACAGCCGAGGCGTAGCCCATGGCGGGTTGCAGTGGCACGCCAGCATACGTGCTGCGTCAGCCCTGGCAAGCACCCTGCGAGCCATGTTCAGGCCGCCTGCGACGAATAGGCGTGCAGCCATTCGGGCGCCTCCGGGACCGGGACTGCGGTCTGAGGCATCAGGAGCAGCACGACGTGCAGATCCTCCCGCTGCAGCCGCAGGGGGCCGCCGTCGTAGCCGCTGACGACGATCGAGTCAGCGTCGTCAACCATGGCGCGCATCGCCTTGGTGAGCAGGCTGAGGTCGTAGCGCCCAGCCGTTGAGGAAGCGTCAGGCCTGTGCCCCCAGCGCTGGAGGACGGAGGTGACGACCTGACGGTAGGGCGGAAACTCCCCGTCAGCGGCCCGGGCCGTGAACTCCTTGAAGGTGCTGTGGGCCTTGTAGTAGGTGGTGACCCTGGCGGAGAGGTTGCCTGGATCGTCGCCCTGGACGCAAACGTCGCGATCGGCACTCTTGATGCCGCGACAGGCCTTGACGAGGTCCGGCTCAGGCAGCAGCAAGAGACTGCAGTCGGCCCTTCCATCGGGGTCGTAACCGACCATGCCGATGGCGCCACGATCCAGGGCTGCGACCGTGACACCGTCCTCGGGCCTGTCGGCTCGGAGTGGGGCGATCTCGACGCCCTGGTAGGGGGCGAACTTGCCAGTGAAGTCGGCGGCAAGAGCCAGCAGGGAGGAATCAAAGGTGAGCCGCATCAGTCTCAGTGCTGAGAACGGGGACCCAAGACCAGGGGAGATCCCGTTGAGTCAGCTGGCGGTTGGCCTCCTTCAGCTCGTCAGGAGTGACGAAGGGGGACCAGCCGTTGGCGATGACGGGCTCCTGAGTGTCCTTGTGGATCAGGCGGATGCGTATGTGAGGCATGGCGACGCCCAGCACCCACAAGCTAGGTCTCGCGTCCCGCCCGACCAGGATGTCAGTGATTTCGCCAGAAGGCAACGGGTAGCATGAAATCGTCGTGTTTGCCGTAGCGAGCGGCGGGATGCGGTGACGGAAGACCGGCCCGAGCTGATGGAAGAGTTCTGGGGGCAGGTTCGGGTCAACGTGGCCAGCTGGCTGGCTGTCGCCGGCCTTTTGGGCGTCGGTTACATCGCCTGGACCGTTCCTCGTAGCCTGGACCTGATCCAGCGCAACCAGGAGGACCAGCGGCAGGACATGATCCAACTCAAGACCGACCTCCGTAGCCTGGAGGTCAGAACAACGAAGCTGGAGGCGCGCCCATGATGGGACCGATCGAGCGTCTGCTGCCCCTCCAGCTGACCCTTGCGGAGACGTCGCCAGCCCATCGGCGGAGGGCGGAGCGAATCGTCAGTCTGGCCATCGTCGCCGGCGTCCTGGGCAGCGGCGGCATCCTCTTGAAGCTGCTTAGCCCAGGACCCATGGGAGTCGGCGATCAATCGCGGCAATCGTTTCCGCAAGCGGCAACCCCGACCGAACTGGACCGAAGGCTGACCCACCTGGAGAGGCGGGTCGTCCTTCTGGAAGCCCGGATGAACCGGGCAGAGGGCGTCGACCAGGAGGCGGGGCTCAGGTAGGGCGAACTGGATGAACGGCGTCAATCATGGCGTCCTTGGGGACGGTGGTCCCGCGGACGTGGTCGAAGAAGTGACAGGCCGCTTCCTCGGCGTCAATACAGTCCTCAATGGTCGTAAAGCCAAAGCGGCCGCAGGGCCGGCTCCAGGTGACGCTGAAGGTTTTGCGAGGTTCAGGAGTGGGTTCGTCGAAGTTCATGAGAGGTGTGCGTTGGTGTCAGATGGGGCGAACTGTTGGAGGTAGGCGGGCTCGAGGATCACAAGCCACTGCTGCGCGGTGAGCACTCGACCGCTGAGGGTGTTGAGTTCGGCGACTGCGGACCCAAAACCGTGGTCGCGCCCGGCGGCCTCGAGTGCGAGGGCAATGCAGTAGCGCAACAGGCAGTGGCTAGTGATCTCGAGCTGCTCAGGCAGCAACGGACCGACCGGCGCCATAGCCAGTGAAGTCGCCGGCCTTGCGCCGTTGTGCAATCGCCAGACTGGCAGGGGATCCTGCTCTCTGGCCGCCGTGCGTCAGATGGCAGAAGTGAGTTGGCTCGTCCTGCCAGGCCAGGGCGTCGGTGGTGTCAACGGGCAGGCCCAGGGCGACGGCTTCGGTGCGGGTGTTGAGGACACGCGCACTGCGGGGGAAGATGCCGGCCTCGATGTAGTAGTCGAACTTGCCGCCCCAGGATGCAGTGACCCGGAGGTTGAAAGGCATGGCGATCAGCTTGCCGCGAGGAGCAAGCAGCGGCAGGTTCTTGGTGTAGAAGTAGTGGATCAGGGTGTCGGTCTTCTCCGCCGTCATCAGGATGGCGTGCAGTAGGGAGGACGAGAAGAGGTCGCCGCCAGTGAACCAGCGGACGTGGGTGGTCTTGTGGCTGCGTGCAGCAGCGATGCCGGCAAGAAGCAGCTCAGCTGCTGGCTCTGGTGCATGGAAGCGGATGAGCTCGAAGTTGCGCCAGCGACTGTCGCGGGTGGTGGCGTAGCGGCTCTCGATCGATGCCTCGTAGCAGCGGAACTGCTGCTGAGGGCCATCGGTGATCTTGCCGGTGTGGCGATCGGCCATCGCCAAGCAGGACAAAGCACCTGGGCAGGTGTGACCAGACGGTAGGGCGAATGTGAGTGTTGAGTCTGGCAGCTTGGCGTTGCCAGCTCCGAAGTACGGAAGGCCGCAAGAAGAGGTGAGCACAGGCAGAAGGAATGAAACAACAGGCCGCCCACAGACATGTGCACTGCTGAGTGCGGTCATAAAGAAACCCCCGACCCAGCGAGTTGCCGAGACGGGGGTAGGTGGTAAGTCAGCGATCAGCGCGGCTTACGTGTTGTGTCGCCTGTAGTCATGGACAATGGCGCCGTCATGAACCAGCGGTGGGGTGAGTATGTGAAAGACGTTGTGACGCAATAACTGGTAGATCGGCTGGCGCCGAGTGCCTTGTCCCCCCTGCTGCCAAAGGCGCTCTTGATGCCAGTGCTTAGCCCTTGCAAAGACCAGGAGAGTCTGACCGTCGATCAGGTCACGCAGCTGGATGCGACCGCGTCCAAGTAGGCAGAGGTCCTGCCAGAGGTAGCCCGCCGCGAAGGGTATGGCGGCTAGAAAAATCTTCATGCGAGAGTGCGAGAAGGGAAGAGTTTTGGTAGGGCGCGTCGAACCTCCTGAGCTGTTGGCACCTGCCGTCGAGTGTGATGATTGGTGCCGCCGACGTAATCTTTCATGCCGGCGCATTGACGGAAGAAGGAACGACCAAGCAGCCCGCTAGCAGGGAAGAGAACCGCCTGAACGTAGAGAACGTCCGCATGCAGAACCGCTTCTCCGGGTACAGCAGGTCCACCGTAGCTTGGATGAATCTTGTAGCGACTGCGTGGAATCTGCAGCTCGGCAGCAAGGGAGCGCAGCTGTTTGGAGATCAGGCGAAAAGCCTGTTGCTTGTCAGACAGAGTGTACATGGTTTCAGCGATACATGACAAAGCGATCAATAGCAAGAGCAATGCGGTCACTAAGGCTCATCAGGGTGTCGCGGTTGCGGCTCGCCTCCAGTGCCCTGGAATAGAGGCAGGCACCAATTGCAGCTAGGGCGCCAACTGCCTGTGAACTGGAATCACTGGGGTCTAGTCGAGGCGGATAGGAATCCTCGGAAAAGTGAAGAGGATAACCGTATTTGAAAGAATCGCGACGAACACTTAGTCGCAGTTGGTCGAGTGAATGCACGGTGATCAAGCAGCAATGGAATCCTGAGGCACGGGTTCAGCAGAAGCAGTGGGCGAGGTTGCGATTGGAGTACGCCCAAAGCGCGCCCGTGAAGGACGGATGAGTACAGACGGCTCGAGCTCCTTGGTGAAGCCTTCGTCGTTCCAGCGCCGGTCAAAGGCACTGGCGAATGCTTCTCGCTGCTGCCGCCCCCAGTGAGAGCGGCCGCCCTTCAGGTCGGCGACGTAGGGGGTGAGAAGCCTTGAGACGTCGGAGAAGAACGTCGGCACGGCCCACCAGGGATGACTGAGATCGCAGGTCGTCAGCTGACCGACGTAGTCGGTGATCGGCCTGATCTCGGTCAGCACGTAGACCGGAGTTGGCGGTTGCGCCTGGTCGGTCTCGACCTGCAAGCAGTCACCGGGGTCGACGATGGCCAGGTAGAGGAGCCATTGACAGGCTGGGTTACGGCGGGTCATGCCAGCCCTGGTGAGTGGAACCAGGGCGGTACCGAGGCCGGAGTCGTGAACGACCTGGCATGCAAGCTGGTAGCTGGTGAGGTCGTGCCAGTCGGAGAGTTCCGGATGGCGAAGAAGGTTGTCCTTCAGCGCCCGGGCAATGTTCTTGTCAATCATGGGAGTGATCCGGCTCTGCTTGCTGGGACGTGAGCTTGCTGTGCAGCAGCCGCGCTGGCTTGGAGGCCCAGCGGGGGCAGTGCAGCAGCTCGAGGTAGTGCTCGAGGACCGGGACAAAGCCCAGGTCCTCGACGATATGCTGATGAGCCAGGAGCGAGGTTGGAACCTGGCGCCCCTGGCTGTTGGTGATGGTGTCGCCGAACAGCGCGACGGCATCGGCGATGCCCTGCGTGTGGTGGGCGAGCATGCGGTGCAGGAGCCGGTCAGTGCCGGACCGGCCGCGATCGAGCCAGCGGTGCAGCTCGTGGTAGTCCTCCGGCTTGCCGCCAAAGGCATTGCACGAGCTGACGCTGTGGTAGTGGTAGTGCGACATCACTCGTAGTCGTATTCGTAGTCGTTGGTGGTCTCGATGATTTCAGAGTGCTTCAGGCGTACTAGGATGTCTGTCTCGACTAGAGGTGTATCGCTGGGTTCGTATTCGTCTCGTAGAGAGATGATGACCTCGCCGTAGCCGCCTTCATTGATCTCGAAGCCAGGATTTTGCCCGTAAGCGAGATCCCAGGCGGCTGCATCGAGGACCTCCTCAGGTGCCTTGTCGCGGGCCGCAACGCGAAACTTCTGGCAGGTAAAGGGATCCCATCGCCAGTGCGACGCTGGCATGTCAAGAATGTCGAGGGGGAGGGGCGTGGCCAAGGGCAGTGATCCGATGTCGACCCTGGGTACGGGATAGGGTTGACTATCGAGTGATTTCGATAGGTACTCCATGGATTCAACCTGGCCACTATCGCCAGATCCTGTGTACTCAATAACGATCTTGTGAAGCTCAGGGTTGAAGCCGTGCAGGTAGATGAAAACTTTGCGCAGTGCGGCGATTGCCTCCTGCTGCTTTTTGCTGTGATTCGTGACGATGGCAGGAAAAGAGTCAGTCATGGGACAAGTGATTAATGGTCGTAGACAGGGAAGCCTGGGATCTCGTCACCCTCCGGATCGATGAGGATCCAGTTGCAGCCATAGGCACTGCGTGCAGCGATGCAGAGATCGAGCAGCCAGGAGGGCATGGGCTTGCCGTCGATCTGGCAGTCCTCCTCGTAGGCCCAGAACCAGGTCATTCGGTATTCGTCGTGGCTGCCCCAGCTCCAGGGAGTCAGGTCCTGCCTGGCGTCGGGTATGTGCCGTATTGACACGCGGAGGACGCGATCGACCTGCATGTCGTTGACGGTGGCGCTGCCGGAAAGCCAGGAGCAAGTCATGCTTTCTCCTCTTCGGCGACAAGGTCAATCTGCTGAACGACCCAATCCCAGTAGCCGAGGGACGTATCGCCATTGTTGACCTCCTTTTGCCAATCAGGCCGAGGGTAGTCCTCGTGGTTACCCCAGGCTCCGTAGCGTCGCTGAAGAAGAGCGGAGGAGATCCAGGTTTCCTTGGCGTCCCAGCCACGCTCACGGAGAAGTTTGCAGGCGATGTCTGTGATTTGATCGAAGATCGGGGTACAGTCAACCTGCATTGCGATAATGGATGCGATCTCCTCTCGCAGTGCGTCAGGGATGGGTTGATCCCAGGGCGGGCTGTCGGTGAGCGCGTTGTCGATGTCGACGTGAATGGCGTTGGCCATCTGAGACACCGGCCGGTGGCCGGACGAGAATGAGCGACTGAACAGGCAGCCCACGCAGCAAGGCAAACATGTGCACTGCTGAGTGGGCCCCCTTCGAGTGATCAAGACGAGGCCACAGGAAGTGGCTTGCCGCGGTCGGCATCCCTGACGGCGACGTAAGCAAAGGGGTAGGTGTTCCGGAGGTAGCGGGCATGCTCATGCGCCTGCTGCCGAGCAGAGGCGTTGGCAGCCTCGAGGTCGCAAGCCGGATCAATCACGTCGCAGGTGAAGGTGGCGTCGGAGCGCCAGATCCACTGGCCTGGATAAGTGCCGCCTGGGGCGAACCCCAGGACCTCCTGCTCCGCCATCCAGACGACGTAGGTGGTGCTGGCCCCAGGTTCGATCTGGTCGCGAGGTACGAAGACTTCGGCCGGGGTCCAGTAGCCGTTCTCCAGCTCCCTGGCGTACTCAACGGCGCTCAGGGGTTCCGCTTCAGGGTGAACAGGCGGGAATAACGCCACTGCTTGATCCTGGGTGGCCAACAGC